TTGTAATGTTCATCTTGTATTGGAAATTCCCAACCTTTGCCTTCTACAATTTCATTATTTTCATTTACCAATGTATTACTAAGCCATACATCAGCTTGCGTGTAAAAAATATAACCCGATACAATAGCGTCTAAAACCGGCATACATTTTTTTATAGTCGATAAGCCGTCACCATTTTGTTGAGTTTCATGAGTGCGAAGTTTTTTACCCCCTATATAACCGGGTAATTGTTTATACCATTCCGGTACTATTTTCGCAGCCGTTGTAGGTGGAAACATACATATATTTGAGACAGGAAAAAACTCTATTTTTTGATCTTTCACAAAAAAGCCCCCTTTTTTTGTTTAAGTTAATCTGCGAGTATCCAGCCTAGTGTATCTTCATCCCAACGATGCACTCCAATAATTCGGCTTGTGCCGTCTTTATTTGTTTCAATTATGTCAGGCGGAATAGGAATTGGCGGATCCCACCTGCAAGTTTCTTCGTTAAGAATATGAGAAGCATATTGTTTAGAAGGTATAAAGGCATCACGCTCTGCATTGTAACTGAAACCTTTAGTAGCGTAATTTTTTCTAAATGGTGTGCCGCCTAAAACATGAACGCCGGCTTGAGTATTTATAGAAGTTTGCTTCCAATTAGCATGACCGCCGGACCAATCAATTAAAAAGTCTATGCCTTTTTGTTCTTGCTCAACGCCGTTTTCGTCAAGCAAAACTTCATTAGCAACAACAATAGTTTCAATAACAACATTGTTTTCATCTAACTTACAAAAGTGTGCCATTAGAATGTTATATTTCCCGCTCCCGTATATTTGTAATAATAAAATCCACCTGAATTATATAATGTCGGCGAACCATTAGTAGCAGTTGCCGCAACCGCCGAACGAATAATTGCTACGCCTGAACCGCCAGCCGCACCTGTTGTTCCACCGCCACCGCTTCCGCTAGAGCCACCACCACCACCGGCTTGTGACGCTCCTGCATCGCCATTACCCGCCCCACCGCCATAAGTACCGCCAGATTGTTGCTTTGAACTACCGCCACCGCCGTAACCGCCGCTTGAACCTGATGAAGTTATATTCGCCCAATTTATACTTCCAAAATCTGTTGCTATTTTTCCCGTTCCGCCTTGTCCGTCAGCACCAGAACTTGCACTTCCGCCTACCGCTCCAGCGCCGCCGCCACCGCCACCTCTGCGGTTGGTGTCATTATTAGTAAATCCACCGCGATTTCCGTAACCTGTTGCGTTACCTTCCGCGTTACTGAAGTTAGTTTGGATAGAGTTACCCGAAGCACTACCACCCGAATCTTCAGAACCACCGCCGCCTGAACCGCCGTTTTGCGGTGGGTTACCGGAGCCACCGCCGCCATAGGCTATAAATTTATTACCGGCAAAATTAGTATTACCACCTATCGAACCTGCGTTGCTAGAATATTGATTTCCGTTGCCGCCAGAGCCTACACTTACGGCATAAGAAGTAGAAGGTGAAAGCGCAATACTGCTTCCATAAACAACTCCACCAGCGCCACCGCCACCGCAGCCACCCATTTGACCTTGACCGCCACCGCCGCCAGCTACCAAAAGAATATCTACAAGAACAGCATTTTGCCGCCAAGATGAAGCCAAAACTCCGAGAATAGGCATTAGGCAATATCTCCTATCACATACCAAAGATCTGTATTTGCTTTAATGCAAGTAGCCATGCCGTAGCGAGCGCGGATCTTCGGAGCTGCTGCGGAAGCGCCGGTTGATTGAATAGTTGTTGTTCCGCTTGTTACTGCGTTGATTGTTGTTTGCCCTGCTCCGATTTGTAGCACATTTATTTGTGTTCCTACGGGATACGCAACAGAAGCGTTTGTTGGAATAGATAGAGTATTAGCCGAAGCGTTATTCATAGTCACGACTTGTCCATTATCATCTAATACTGTTGTGTAAGTAGCTCCGGTTTGTGCGTCAAACGCTAAGTTTATTTTAGGATCGGTTAGCGTCTTATTTGTGAATGTTTCAGTTCCAGTTAGCGAAGCGAGCGTTACAGAACCAGTTGGCAGCGTTACTGTTCCGCTATTGCTGATACTAGAAATTACAGGCGTAGTTAAAGTTTTATTAGTGAGTGTTTGAGATCCGGTTAAAGTCGCAACAGTAGAGTCAATAGCAATAGTTCCGGTTGAAGTAATAGTTCCACCGGAAAGTCCAGTTCCAGCAGTTATGCTTGTTACTGTTCCAGCAGATCCCGTCAATGAATAAGAAAGAGAGTTCCACGCAGTCGAGCCGTTGCCGATCTTGGCTTTACCCGTATCGGTTTCGTAGCCAAACTCTCCAGCTGCGAGAGTAGGATTAGCCGAAGTCCATTGAGCGGCAGTTCCGCGCCGGATCTGAATTTGCGTTACTACTGCCATTATGGAGTACCCCCGTCATAAGTCTGTGTTGCCGTTGTAGTCGGATCGCCGCCGTTATATGGCGCAATACTATCAAACACTCCCGCGTCTATCTCGGTAGCAGCGCCGGAGCTGACCTGTTGCCAAGCTGCTCCGTCATAAACCATGAGTCCGGTAGTAGTGTTGTAATAAAGATCTCCGGTGCGCAGAGTAGGCGTAGATATAGCCGAAGCGCTCGCCGGAACATTAGTAGGGGTTAAGGCTTGCCGACTCACGAAACATCTCCCATGACTATCCAATTATTGGTAGAAGTCTGAACGCAAGTCAAGGTTGAATACTGAGCGCGAGTTTTAGGAGTAGCCGCCGTAGCGCCCGTAGATACAAGAGTTACGCCGCCGGCTCCAGATACTGTGACTTGTCCGGCTCCGAGCTGAGCCATATTGATCTGTGCGCCAACGGGATAGGCTACTGATGAGTTGAGCGGAATAGTTACCGCTATTGCGGAAGCGTTGCTCAAAGTAGTCAATTTGCCGTTATCTGCCAATACTGTTGTGTAAGTAGTTCCGGTTTGGGCGTTAATGCCTAGATTGATTAAAGGCGAAGTAAGAGTTTTATTAGTAAGCGTATCTGTTGTGGCTCTGCCTACTAATGTATCTGTGCTTGTAGGTAGAGTGATTGTTCCCGTATTGCTAATAGAAGAAATGACCGGCGTAGTTAAAGTTTTATTCGTTAAAGTTTGAGCCGTAGATAAATCTGCCGTCACCGCAGTATCTATGCTCAAAGTAACGCCGCCGCTTGACCCGCCACCGCTTAATCCTGTGCCGGCGGTAACTGCCGTAATGTCTCCGGTAGGTAGATTTGTAGTAGTTAATACTCTTGTGTCGGTGATGTTTCCGCTAGAAATAGATAACGCTCCAGCTGCTACCGCGATAGTAGCCAACGATATTGAGTTAGCCGGAGTAGCCGGAGCAGTAGGAGATCCAGCCGGAGTACCGGCAAGAACTGATAGCACAACATTGTTGGTAGCGCCGGTATAGTAAGCGTCATTAACAGTTACTACGACTCGATCTATTCTTGGGTTCGTAGGATTCGCAGTTGTGATAGTCAAGGTATCGGTAGCATCGTTGTAAGCCATGTAAGTTCCCATGTTGGCTTGTGTCGTTCCTACGATAGCCGCCCAACCACTAGCAACAAGAACGCTCATACCCACCGGTGAGTTAGCCGTTACTGCCATAGATCCGCTAGTAACAATACCCGTAGTCGCAAAGATAGCTTGCGCGGTCAGGCGATCATTCTCCGCCGGGTGGGATCCATTTTGTAACCAAGAAGGTGGTGTGCGTAGTGCCATTTAATCTCCTAAATAAAAGCCGAATTCCACTCGACTACTGCCTTAGTTACATTGACTAGCGTACTACCTGCTAGTCCAGTAAGGAAGAAGTTCGAGTTTCCGGGCGGTGCCGAAAACCAAGTACCCGATGTTAGCAAATTACGGGCAGATACGCCGTTGAGCGTAATTAACTTATTATAGAGATCTACTTCAAGAAAGTCCGTATCGCTATAAGTTCCGTCAAAAGTGAGCGAGTCTCCGGAAGTTACGGATCCTATCTGCGGGTTAGTGATAGGTCCATTGATAGTAATTACCGGATAAGCCGTAGCCCACCCGGTATTGCTGATAGTAGTAGTGATAACCGAGCTGCCGCCGCCATAGGTCAAATTGTAAGTACGGTTATAGATACGACCCGTAGGCGGTGAATATAGAAGGGTCGCGGTTTGATCGTTAGCGTTATAGTAAGACGGATCCGGGCAAAAGAACTCAACCTGCGAAACAATATATCCGTAGGTGTAATTAGGGTCCAGCGTAGTGCGCAAGCCGCGAACGCGAGCGTTAATATATTGTTGAGTTCCGTCTAGCAAAAAGAATAACGGAGTAGTTCCGGAAGTCTGCGGCAATAGATACGATTGAATAGTGTTGTAATTTTCTTGCGCGGTATTACTCCCGGATCCCAGCGTTAGAAATGTAATGAATATCGAGCGCCCGCCCAAGAAATCACGCCCGGAAAACATGCCGTCTGCGTAGCCCCGGTTATCATCTTGCCTACGGATTTCCGGTAAAGACTCCAGCCCTTCTACCGATTGAATTTGATACGGGGATCCTTCGCCGCCAAAGACTTGCCCGTTGAAAGAGAACGAATATAAGACGCTAACCATTATGCAAACTTATCTCTATTATAGCCGCCAACAATTACGGCAGATCCATATTTTTGAGCGGCTACCACGCTATTGGCAATACTTGAAGCAGAAGCATTGGTAGTAGCATTAACTGTAACCGCAAATCTATTTCCGCTTTCTTGTCTTCTCTCAGCTTCAATTTGTCCGGCGGTCATGCCAAGATATCCCAATGTTCCAACTAGGGTAGCGGCTTTATCTTGATAGTAAGTTGGCGAAGATGTTGAAAGAGTAGGCGTAGTAGTAGTAGTAGTAGTAGTCGTTGTTGTTGTATTAATAACGCACGAAACAAACTGTGAGTCTGTCATCTTTCCGTCTCTGTAAGTTTCCATGTAATTTGCTTTACCTGAAGGGCAAGTAGTTTTTGAGACTGATTTGACTACTGTTTTAGTGCTAGTTCCCCCGCCGCCCCCGCCGCCCCCGCCGCCGAAGCCGCCGCCACTAGCAAGGGCAGCCATAAGTGCCGCTATTTCGGCTAACTTAGCCCGGAGATCTGCTAACTTCTTGTCGGTAGCCCGCGCAATCTCATCTATTTTTTCTTCATAAGCCTGTTGAGCCTTAATTAAAGCGTCTTGTAAAGTCTTTTGCGCTTCAATTAATCCTTCGTCAAGTCTCTTTTTCGCAGCTAGTCGAGATTTCTCCAGCGTCTCGGCAGCGTTAGCGAGCGCTTCTTCTAATTGACGCTTGGCTTCGGCGGTTCGCTCCAGCGACTCAGCCATAGCCGCAGACATAGAGCGGCGATACTCGGCATGTGCGTCAGCAAGGCTTTCTTTAAGTTCAGCATCGACTTCGGCTAACGAGTTTTTAAGATCTACTGCTACTCGGTCATAAGCATCGCGCAGCTCGGAAGTGGCTAAGTTGGCTCCGTTGCTCATAGATCGAGCCAGCACATCAAGTCCGGTTTCCTGTATCGCTTCCATATCCATAAAGGTGTTACGGATCTCGGCTTGTTGCTCCGGTGACGCGTTCTTTAAGCCTTCTACAATCTGATTACCGGCTTCGGGTCCAGCCTTGACTACCTGCTCAATAAAGGTCTGTGAGTAGCCCTGTCCGGCTAGATAAGCCGCGTTCTCTTGAAGTTTGCGAGCTGCGGTAAGTTGTTTCTTCATAGCGTCTAATAAGCCGCCGCCGCTCTTGGCGGTCTTAAACATATCAGCAATCGAGAAGCCGGTTCCGGAAGCGAAAGCGCTACGCAAGCGATCTACCGATTGACGGATAATGTCTGCTTGCTTATCGGCTGCTTTCTGTTGAAGATCCGCAGACTTATCGGCAGCTTTAGCGCGTATATCGTTGAGCCGCTCTTGTAAGCGGAACTCGATCTCTTCGGTTTTCTTGGCGTAATCTTTGGCTATATCCGCAAGCGCAAGAGTATGGCGCTTTCGAGCGTCTCCTACTGCGTCATCATAAGTTTCCTGAGCGCTCGCCAATGCTTCGTTGTATGACTTATTGAGATCGGCTACGGTATCGGCATAGCGCTCTTGTGCGTTAGCCATTGCTTCATCTCGGTCTTTAGCCGCGTCAGCCATTTTCTCTTGGCTTTCGACTATGACTTCGTTCATGTCTTTATAGATATCTTGGACTTTATCTTTATATTCGTCTAATTTCTTTAAGCGTTTTTCTTCCGCAGCCGCAGCTTTCTTCGCCGCAGCAGGATCCACAAAGCCGTCAGCAGTTTCTCTGCCTTTGCCTTTGCCTTTACCTTTTGATCCAGCCTTATCTACTTTGTCTTTAGCCTTACCTACATTGTCGAGAGTCTTAATTAAGTCGTTTGCTTTGTTGGCTGCTTTATCCGCAAAATCCGAGATCCCGTCTAACCCTTTATTAATCATGTCGAGTCCAGATTTAGCATATTTGCCGACTCCGGGCAGTTTAGATAAAGCGCCTAAGAATAATCTCATAGGTCCGGTCACGACTTTGAGTATTGCTTCCAGCACTTGACCAACCATAGGAATTACAGAAGCAAAGGCTTTAATTGCTACCTTCGCAACATTGATAACTACATTTCGGAATGTCTCGCTATTTTTCCATAACTTTACAAGTCCAGCTGCGAGCAAGCCTACTGCTATTACAATTAAGCCGATAGGGTTCATCTTCTGCGCTATGCTTAATAACTTCGTGGCAATTTTAGCCTTATTTACTGCTACTGTATAAACACCCCATGCTACCGCTCCGATTCCGACTGCTATTGCGAAGGCTTTAATTTCATCTTGATTGTTCTTAAAGAAGTTGCCGAGAGCCTTTAGCATAGGAATAATTAACTTTAATACTTCTAGTAATCCCCGAAATGCCGGCATGAGTGCTTGTCCGAGCGCTACTTTCGCGTCTTCAAACTGCGCTTGCATAGTCTTCATCGTGTTGGCGGTTCCGTCTGCGGTCCGGGCATAATCGCCTTGTGCTAACGCGGTATCTTTCATAATTAACGAATAGGCAGCTTGCGACTTAATCGCCGGTGGAAGTGTGCCGGAGTAAGTTCCTAAGCCCATAGCGGCGGCTTCTGCCTTTAATCGAACATCGGATAACGCAACGCCGAACTTCTTTAGCGGTTCGGTTTCTCCCGATAGACCGGATCGCAGCGCAAGTATTGCGTCATCAATGCTTGTGTTGTTGAACGAAGCCATATCTCCGGCTAGTTGGACCAGCGAAGTACTCATTTTCTGTGACTCGCCTTGACCAAGTCCGAACGCCTGAAATAAATTGCCGTAGGTTCCTGCTGCTTCTAACGCAGCTTGATTAGAGATACCCATGTTCGTAGCCGCGCTCGCAGCCCAAGTCTCTACCGCCGCAGCTCCGTCTTCGAACACTACTCGGACTTTCGATAACGACTCTTCCATATTAGAAGCAGCCATTACCGTATCTTTACCGAACTGAATAAGTTGTTGCGCTCCGAAGGTAACAGCCATTGCTCCTGCTAGTTTTTTAAGCGAAGCACCAAACTTACCCATACCCGCGTTAGCAGTAGATACTGATGAGTCTAAGCCTTTGAGAGAAGTCTGCGCTTGCGCTAATCCGCCTTTGAGATCCGCAACATCAGCCTGTAATTTAACAACTAGGGTTTCCAGCGTAGTAGCCATTATCCCCTACCTAACTTAGACTTAATCGCACCAACAAAGATCCGGTTAATCTTACCGCTCTTAATTAGAGCAATAGCCGCCGGTTCTAAGTAAGGATATTTTACGCCGGATTTCCAGCGCGGTGAGCCTAGTTCGACTGCTCGCGCATACTCAACTGTTGGACCGATTACCGCAATATACGAGTCAAATCCGAAAGATACTGATGTGCGGATAGATCTCCGGAGCGTTCCAGTAATTACATTCGGTCCGGATCCGCTAGGGCCAATGTGCTTAGG